GTACCGCCAAGCCTTTGGGCGTGATATTTACATGGACTTAACTAATCTCTATCAAGAACTTTCTGATAATTCGACTCTGTCCGTAAATTCACTTGAAGCATTTGAAAATATAGCATTCTGCATGGCAAAACAGGCAGAAGGTGTTGAACTCAAAAGGGAAGATGTACCAGGGTTAATGGATGAATGGTTAGATAGGTTTTCCACCTTTTCTATCTATCAGATAGTTCCCGAATTAATGGAACTTTGGAGAATCAACACAGAGCAGACCATAAAACCAAAAAATTAAGCCGCCCGACAGAAAGACCAATGACAACACCCTTATTTATGTTGCGGTGTCTGCAAGTCGGGCTATCAATAGATGACCTCGACAAGCTCGATATAGGACTTGTCAATGATATGTTCGTTGAAATGGCTAATGACCATGCAGAATGGGCATATAAAGCCACACAGGAAGATATGAACGCATTTTAAGGTGTAAATCATGGCTGATAGGATTCGTGGAATCACAATTGAAATTGACGGCGATACTAAAGGACTGTCACAGGCATTAAAGGGTGTCAATAAAGACATCAAATCGACACAGACGCAGTTAAAGGATGTTGAGAAATTATTAAAACTCGACCCTCATAACATAACTTTACTCGGTCAGAAAATGGAACTGTTGGGAAAGGAAATCTCCCAGACCAAAGACAAACTTGCCGAGCTTAAGTCCGTCAAGGACAAAATGGATGAAGGGTTAAAGAACGGCACTATCTCTTCCGAGCAGTATGACGCATGGCAGAGAGAAATAATCGAAACCGAAAGCAACCTTAAATCTTTAGAAGAGCAGTTGAAGAAAGTTCCGTCAGCGTCAGACGCTATGCTTTCTAAAGTCGGTGACGATATGGATAAACTCGGTCAGAAGGTTTCTTCTGCCGGAGAAAAGATATCCGATGTCGGCGATAAGTTAATGGTTGTCACAGGTGCGATAACTGCGGCAGGTGCGGCGGCGGTCAAAGCATGGGAAGAGGTCGATTCTGCGTCAGATAACCTGATAAAAAAGACAGGTGCGACAGGTGAAAGCCTTGCCGAAATGCAGACGATCGTAAACGATATCGCAACGTCTATTCCTACAACGTTTGAAACCGCTTCGGACGCAGTAGGCGAGGTCAACACTCGTTTCGATGTCACAGGCGATGAACTCGAAAGACTTTCGACCGCATTTATCAAGTTTGCTGATTTAAACGGAACGAATGTTGTATCGTCAATCGACTCCGTATCTTCCATGATGAAAGCATGGGGATTAGACGCAAAGGACACGGTCGCAGTTCTGGACACATTAAACGGTGTCGGACAAAGTACCGGGGTTTCTGTCACTACCCTTGCAGAGGTTTTACAGAGTAATGCTTTATCATTCAAAGAACTCGACTTGAATGCGGCAGAAGCCGCCACTCTTCTCGGCAACATGGAGAAGAACGGCATAGACGCAAGTGCAGGTATGTCGGCTTTGAGAAAAGCGATGTCGAAAGCCACCGATGAAGGAAAGACCCTTAACGAGGTCATGGCAGAGTGGGAATCCCTTATGCGGAGTTCCGCTTCTGATTCGGAGAAAATGGCGGCAACCGAAGATTTATTCGGTTCAAGGGCATATACTCAATTATTCAACGCACTTAACGAAGGAAATATCTCTTTCACAAACATAAACGCTTCAATGAGCGACTTTTCGGGAAATGTAGAAAAGACGTTTGAAGCAACCCTCGACCCTATCGATGAATTTACCACCACTTTAAACGATTTAAAGATTTTGGGTGCGGAGATAGGCGAAGAGGTTTTACCCGTCCTTGTTGACGTTTTACAAGACTTAAAGCCTATACTCGATGACATTAAATCCGCTTGGGAGTCAATGTCAGAAGATGAACAAAGACAGTTCATCGAGAATTTAGGAAAGTTAGCAATGATCGCTCCTGCTCTTTCAATAACAGGAAGGTCAATAACTGCGGTCGGAACTGCTATCTCAATGTTAGGCAAAGCAGGAAAGTCGCTTTCTTCTTTGGGTATCGGTGCGAAAATTTCTTCGATGTTCGGCGGTGGTTCAGCAGGTGCAACGGCAGGAGCTTCTTTAGGCTCTTCGCTTGTCACAGGACTTGCGGCAGGACTTGCGGCGGCAACGGCAGGGGGAGCAATCGGAAAGGCTCTCGATAATTATATAATCGCTCCTATCATGGAGTTCTTTGGTTCAGATGACGCTAAATGGTATAAAGATTTCCATTGGTTCGGTGACGGTGGGTTCTTCGATGAGTTATTTGATTTCAACTCATTAGATGAAGCAATTGACGTTTACCGGGGTGCGTTCCAATCCATGAAGGATGACGCAAAGACCAATCTCGAAAACATGAGGACATCCGTTCAGACGATTTGGGACAATATGTCCGCAGAGTCGAAGGGTGCTTCGGGTGGTCTTGTAGTCGCTATATCTGATAATTGGGATGAGATAAAGAAAAAGGCTACCGACACATGGGATAGTGTCAAGACAACCGTTTCTGACGTTTGGGATAGTGTCAAAGGAAAGTTTGATGAATGGAAGAAGGGAGTCGAAGATACCTTCCAATCGATTTATGATTTTATAAAAGGTATCTGGGATTCGCTTGGCGAAATGTTTGCAGAAGGTTTCAAAATCAAACTCCCTCATTTATCAGTAAGTGGTGGCGTTGCTCCCTATGGTATCGGCGGTCAAGGTTCACTCCCGAAATTTGACGTTGATTGGTACGCAAACGGCGGAATACTCACTCAACCTACAATATTCGGTATGAGTGGCGGTCATTTCCTTGGTGGCGGAGAAGCAGGAGCGGAAGCGGTTCTTCCTCTTTCCAATCTCCAAGAGATGATCACCAACGGTATGACGTCCGCTATGGGTAACGGTGGCGATTATGTCATCAATGTATCAATCGAGAGTCAATCACTCGGTTCGGCAATTGTAACCGCTCAACAGATGATGAATTTAAGGCGTGGAAAATGAGCAAATTAAATGACTTTCCTATACAGATAAACAGTACAAATTTACCCGTCCCGAAAACATGGAATGAAATTGCAGAGGTCATGGAGAATGTAAACACCACCGAAGCAGGGACAGACATTGTCGACATCATGAGAGTCGATAAACTGACCGTGAACGCTTCCTTCGATGTTTCTTCTTCGTGGCTTGCTACGTTCAAGGGTTGGGCAAATAGCACCTCTAAACTGACCGTGAAGATATATGATTCGGTTTCTAATGCGTATGTCACAAGGTACATGAGGATAAGAAATTTCAATCAAAATCTTTTTGAGAACTCGGACAAAAATTCGGGAACGGTCGGACTTTGGACAATCACTTTTGATCTGATCGAATTTTAAGGGGCGAAAATGTATTCAGCGTCAGCGACATTCAATACAAAAATCAAAGACGTCATTCGTGTTTTTCATTGGAGTGGGACAATCTCAACGCCCACTCCAATTTCTTTGGTCGATGATGACTTTATAACGGGTAGTCTCATAAGGTCTATATCGGGTGAGAAACTCGAAATCGGTTCGGTATATTCATCTCAATTAAGTCTCGAAATCGACATCGCAGGCGTTTCAAGATACGAATTATACGGTTGTGAGGTTGAGTTGAGTTGTTCAATTGAGGGTGCGAGTGATGTCATCCCTATGGGAAAATATACAATCACCGAAGCCCTGCAATCTGCGAGCAAAATCACAATCACCGCTTACGATTCGATGATTAAGTTTGACGATGTGGCTTTCAATCCTTCGGAGCATACATCAATACAAACTCCATACGCATGGTTGACCGAAGCGTGTACGGCTTGTGGGGTCACTTTAGGTTCGACATCTTCACAGATTGCGTCTATGCCTAATGGAAACAGACAGACAGGATTTGCGGATTCTGTTTCTGACGTTACATCGTGGCGTGATGTATTAGGGTATCTCGGAGCGTATCTCGGCGGATTTGCATACATAGGCAGAGACGGAAAGTTATATATAGGCAAATACACCGCTACGTCGGCTGATACGATACCTTCGACGTTTAGGTGTACATCTAACCTGTCTGATTTTAGAACGACGTATGACGGCATTTACGGCACTTATAAAGAGGGTGGCGTTCAAGAGTATGTTGCCAATTCGAATAGTGGCGGAATCGTTCTTGATCTCGGTGTAAATCCGTTCTTGCAGTTCACAGATCAGCAAAACAGGCTCGACGCATTAGGCGAAATAATCGACGCATGGAACGGGATATATTATGTTCCCTATGAGTCAGACATTCCACTCGTTCCAACGTATGACCCTGCGGATGTTTTAACCTTCACCGACAACCAAGCAGGTGCTTACGACATCGGTGCTATAACCGAAATCACTTACAACATCGGTGGAACGATGAACGTTAAGTGTTCGGGAGATAATCCAAGACTTGCGACCGCACAGGACAGGATAACAAAGTCGATCGCAGGACTTTCGGCAGACTATAACAACGGTGCTCAATCGGGCGGAAAAAACTTTTGGTTACTCGAAACCACGAACACATCAAATTTAACTGTTGGTAACACCAAAACCAAAGTTGCAGAGATTGAATTTAATCAGATAACCGATGTTCAAAGGTTGGGTTTGATGTTCACTTGTGAAGCGGTGTTAAGTGATACGGCTACGGTGGATTTAGAAATCAATATCGATGATTCAGTTGATTATAAGTTCATAGTCACAGAAGAAAAGGCTATGAATGGCAAGAGGATTTTAACGTCTGATTGCGGATTTAGGCTAACAGGCAAGGGAACACATACCGCAAAGGTATATTTGACAGTAACAGACAATGCTTTGATTTGGAGCGATTTAGCATGAGTGCAACGATAGCGACAAAGGATTTGAAATTCGTCATATTTGGTTCGGGGCATGATTATACAAGATTGGATTCGGGCGAGGGAAATGACGGAAAGAGGTTCTTTTCACATCCCTTTGTACCTTTAAATTCTACCAACGGATTGAGTCAGTATTACTTTACCGTTCCCGATGAATACGGAGAAAAGTTTGACGCAGTACGTTACGATTCTGCTCATTGTACCTTTGACCCTGCTATCGGTTCGGCATTCGACACCGAAGGAGATGTAGAGGTTAAAGTCACTTATTATCGTGAGTACATAGACGGTGACGAAACGATTGTCGTTTCCAAGGAGTTAAAGCAGACAATAACTGTAGTTGACCACGGAACGATAGCATATCAAGGCAGTATGTTCACACGATATTCGGACGGTTATTGCTTTTGGAAAGGTGATACGGACAGTAATTTATACAATAATGGTGCTTATTATAGTGGCAGGGGTTCAAAATCTTCAAGTTTACCTTGGAGAGCAAGAGACATTCATAGCCTATTCATGGGTAATGGTGCAACGCTAACGGATATATCAGAACTTGAATACGCTGACACATCCAATGTAAATGACATGGATAGGGCTTTTTTGGGTAGCAAAGGATTGACGGATATTTCGGCTTTGGCTTCATGGGATGTGTCAAAAGTCACAGATATGAGCGAAATGTTCATGGAAACACATATCACCACAGTTGAAGCATTGGAAAATTGGGATGTATCAAGTCTTAAGGACATTCACGAAATGTTCAGAGATTCATATTTAACATCCGCACAGGGATTGCATAATTGGAATCCACATCTCGAAACAGTTTATGGTGCATTTATGGGAACAAAGTTAAAAAACTGTTTAGGGTTAGAGAATTTCGATATGTCGGGAGTTTCTTATGCTGGCGATATGTTTTTGGGTTCTATGACAAAGGGTCTTGAATCTTTAGACGGTTTGGAAAGTTGGGATGTATCGAACATTGTAAGTTTTGACAAGATGTTCGCAGGTAACGTTTGGTTAAGCGACATTTCAGCGATCAGAAATTGGGATTTTTCTTCTGCGGATTCTTTGGAAAGCATGTTCCAAGATGTTTCGTGGGTTAGTGATGTTTCAATGCTGAATTGGGATTTGAGCAACGCTTCAAATTTGAGATACCTGCTATATGGTTTCGCTCCCTGTCATTCTATACCGCTCGATAAAGAGGTCACCTTTATGTACGGATATTACTATGACAAAGCAGGTAACTTATATACACATGACGAAGCCACGCCAATAATTCAGCATGGCAAGGACGCAACAGGTTCGGAGAATTGGAACGTCCAAGGACAACACGAAGGATTTGACGCTTATTGGTCACATACACCCGATTGGAATATATAAAATGGCTACTTATACAACGAACTATCATCTTGAAAAACCCGATAATACAGACGAATTTAAAGACTTTCGCCAATCGTACAATGACAACATGGACAAAATAGACCAAAACATGGGCGGTGGCGGTGGTTCTTCCGTTTCATGGTCGCAGTTGCAGGTCACAGGCGATAAGATAGCGACAATAACGGTTAGTGGTATACCGCAAGATGTATTTGCTCCGAATAGTCAGACATTCACAATGGCGGTATCAAGAGCAAATATCAATTCGGATGAAACCTATTCGACCATTTTCGGGAAGATAAAGAAATGGTTTAACGACCTTAAGACGGTCGCCTTTTCGGGTTCATATAACGACCTGTCAGACCAACCGACTATCCCTACGAATACATCCGACCTCAACAACGATAGCGGATTTCTTGACAGTTCAGATATTACCGTTACGCAGGTCGTATCGACAGGCACTAAAATCGCCACGATTGACGTTGACGGTACACCTACGGATTTGTATGCACCGAGTGGGGCAGGATATGTCGCAGGTGACGGAATCAAGATAACAGGTTCGACAATCGCACTTGAATATTTATCCGTGGTCAGCGGAGCAGTTAATCTTACATACGATGACGGAAATTGAGGTGAAACATGGCAACAGTAACCAAACCAATAGCATTAGATGAATCATTCCATACCACAGACGGAAATAACACAAATATCGCTGATAAATTAGCAGAACTTATAAACGTTATCTCCCCGAACGTGGCTTCATACGAAATCACTTTACCCACCACAGGCTACACAAGCGGTACATTTACCATATGGGGAGAGAGTTTCACAGGCTATTCAATCAC